ATATTTGGATCCTTAGTTTCTAAATCGATTGCAATTTCTTTAGCTTGAGATAAATCTGGATATTCTGAAGGGCATACCCAATCAGAATCGTTATATACAAAGTTTAACTGATGTGTCATTTTCTTCTTTCGTTTTTAAATTGTGTTTTTTACAGTAACAATCTCCACAGTAATATTTTTTATCTTCTATTATTACAGCATCCTTATTACATTGTTTACATTTATTTTTTCTTTTGTCCATCTTTCATTTTTAAAATTTCTAAATCACAATAATGTTTTATTTTTTCAAGATCCTCAATGCCGTTTTTATGTTTATATCGACATACATATTTAATAACATTACCTTGAAAAAAATTTAAATCATTTTTAGAAATAAATTCGTAGGGTTGTATCGTAAAAAATTTATAGTGACTCCCGCCTACTTGCCTGTCTTGAGGAAAAGCTTCCTCGAACATATTTTTACTTGTCATAATTAGCCTCGTATAGTTTATGATATTTCCCTAATGGAAAATTATATTGATGATGAGTGCCCAATAAGTGTAATGTGCCTTTTGATCTGGTAGCACCCGTATACCAAACCCGAAGTTCTTTTACTTTTTCTTTAAGATTTTTCTTTTCGTAATGTGATGGAAAGTTACATTTACTAGATAAAACAACATTATCTGCCTCTCCACCCTTAACTTGATGTATAGTATCTATAATAATTTTAGGTGGTTCACTTAAATTCACACCTTCTTTTATCATTTTTAAAAAATATTGTTTATCTTTTTCTTTAAATTTTCTTTTAAAAGTTTCTGTCCACGGGCCTTTTTCATCACGCATACCACATCGAAGATGTAATTCATCAAAGTTAAATACCTGTTGTGGATGAGCAAAGCTCCATTTTTTACTTTCTTGTGACCGGTAGCCGTGATCAATGTTTAATAAATACTCATACATTACACATGCTTCTTCTCTTGTGATACTGCCGCCCTCACAAATCTTTTCCCAATACTGAATTGCCTGGTATTGGTTCATGTCAAATGATTTATTGCCTTTTACATCTTGATAATACAAAGAAAGGTTTCTTGCTTCTTCCTGTAATTCTTTTTTAACATCGTTAATTCTAGCTAGTACAAGCCAATTACCTTCTAATTCCCAAGGTACTTTCTTTAAAGAGTTCCAATAATGAATAGAACCCTCTTTACCATTAGAATAAAACTCTTTTTCTACTCTATTGTTTTTCATTCCCTCTAATAAACATTTTGAAAAGAAATGAACATTCTTGTTTAATCGAACTGATTTTTTTAAAATAACATTTCTTCCTGGAAAATTTTGAAAGTATTCAACCTCGGCCCCGTTCCATTCATAGATAGCTTGATCATCATCGCCAGCAATATAAACTCGCCAAACATGTTTTGCAATTTTAACAACCATGTCCCATTGTAATGGTGTTAAATCTTGAGCTTCATCTACCATTAAAACTTTTATAGGTAAGTTCCCAGCATCATTAATAAATTTTTCTACCATGTCTGTGAAATCTAATCTGTCCGCTGTCCGTTGTCCGTTTTCCAATTCCATTGTTTTAAATTCCTCGTAGCCTGCAATAATAGACTTGAACTGTTGTAGACGCACCGCTTTTCTCGGTTGCTGTTTATATAACCAAACTGGATCTACCTTCATGTTTCGGGCCCTGTCGTAAATTTGTAATGACCAATTGTTATAAACTTTGGCCTCATCGTAATCTTCTTTGTAATTTACTTTAATGGTTCCGTATTGTGTATGAAACATTAACATATCCGATTTAGGATCTAGCACCGGAATTTCACCAAACTGTTGTCTTGCTAAACTATGTAAGGTTCTAAAATAAGTAAAATCATCTTCATCATATTCTTTAAATTTTTTTCGAATTCGACTTACACATTCATCAACTGCTTTATTAGTAAATGAAATATAACAAATTTCTCCGGGAGAAATACCTTGTTTCAAAAACCTTTGTACTCTTCTAAGTAGGTTTTCTGTCTTTCCAGTTCCGGGTGGGCCAAATATTTTAATTGTCTTCCCACGCAGCTTTTTGCTTAACGAATTTGACATCTTTGTTTTTATGTTCCATTTGTTTAGGCAAAGCAACTAACCAATGACGCGACTCGATGCTTTGAAATTTCTTTTTAGGCACCGCTCCGCCTGCCTCTAAAAACTTAGTGCAATCTTTCTCCGACCAATTGTAACCCATTTTTTTCATAAACTTTCTAAAAGTTTCAAGTTTAAATCTCATTTCTACTTTATCAATCCAAATATTGCCGGAGTCTATTTGATCAAACTCTGTGGTATCTTCCACATCTTCTAGGAATTGAGATAGTCTGGAATTAAATACATCAGATTGTTCTTCATAAGCATCAAAACCTTCCATGTCTTGTTTATGATTTATTAATTCATCTAGCCAATCTCGATATGGGTCTGGATCTCTTTTAGATGGTTTTAAAGGTCGCCATACAATATCATAGTTTAATAACTGCTCTCCAAGTAATTGTTGTTGATATAATTGTTTAGTAGTCAATCGAACTGATTTACCTTGAATAGGTAATATCCAATAAGGTTCTGGATATGAGTTTACTTTAATTAATTTTCCAACATCTGGAATTGCTTCATTGGCCCCAATACCGTGTTTACGTCTTAGACAAGTGCTTGAAGAACAATGCATTCTAGCAATTGATGTTTTACATTTATAAGCATAGTCTTTGTTTTCAACACCTTTAAAAATGTTTTCTAATTCTTGTGGATGGAGTTTCTCATCACAAACTTTACTCATCATTTCTCGAGTCCAATCTTGATACATAACTGGATCTGGATTAATTTTTTTAGCTAATACGGCTACATTAAACATAGCATCATTTCTTCCCTCACCTTTTTTAACTTTGTTCTTCATAAAATTAACTACACAAGGCGGGTAATCTTTTGTTTCATCATCTTGAAACACTTTTAATTTTTTAAATTCTGCAGGAGTAAGTCTGTAATTAGATACAAACGCAAATAAATTTTCTAATTTGATGGAGTTACCATCATTGTCCATAGCCACACGTGTTGTCATGTGTGCTTTTTGATAAGGAAGATTTACAAAGTTTCCTTTTCTTTTTTTATCCCAATCTTCGGGAGTTAAATCAACTTCGTCTTGAGCCGGATAGATGTCTGTTTTAGTATCATTTACACCAAGGTCGGATGCAATCTCAATTAATTTTTTACGCATTGAGGATGCTTCAACAACACCATCAATAAATAAAACTAAATGGAGTCCGTTGGATTTTGATCGGAACGGGATGAGTGGGTACTTCCTTTTCCGTATAATTGATATAACTTCCTTATGTTGTATATTGTAGCGATCAACATCAATGACCCCCCAACTACATGTATTATCATCTCTGATAGGAACACTTCCATAATATTTTTCTCCAGTTAAATGTTGTAACCAATGCTCTTTGGTCATTGGCTTAGGTTCTACCCAATGTCTGAATTCTTGTTTACCATCACGGTCACGTTTTTGACCTAATGGTTCTGAAGCACCAAAATATGTAGAAGAGCCCTGGAAGAGTTCTACAAACTCCCCCAGGGTCTTGTCAAGTATTTCCATAAATTAGAATGGTGTTTTTTCTACTGACTCTTCTTTATCGTGACTAACTTTAACAGCGCCTTGCTTACAACTTTTATAGAAAGCATAAGCGGCTTCTAAGGTTTCGTTAGATTGTACGGTACCTTGATGTTCAATCTCCCAACCATACCAAGAACCTAAATTGTTTTTTTCTAGTACGGTTTTAAGAGTGTATAGCTGAGTAAATGGTGCAGGTTTAAAATAACCCGTTCCATCTTTTTTCTTCTCTCTAACTGACATCATCATTGAATTCCACTTTTTAGATTTTTTTCTTTGAGTAGATTTCATAGTCATCATGGCAGTATTTGCAACTCCTCCTTCTTCAACAACTAAAACATAATGAGAAGCAGTCTCTTCAACGTAATTACCGTTTTCAAGTCTGTCTTTATTTTTATCGTCTCTTGTTGTTTTAGACATGATGTCACTATCTGATGAATAGATATTTACAGGTGCAGAACTTCCCTCCATACCTCTATCTCTCCATTCAATATACTCAAGTTTGTAAAAACATGGAATTACTGAAATTCCTTTTACACCATCATATAGTTGATTTGTTACAGTGTTAAATATCATTCCAGGCCTAGCCTCAGGAATGAATTGAGAGTCTCCTTGTGTTACTTGCGGAGACAATTGTCCAAGGATTTTTAAAAATGGTAATGCAAGACTTTTTGAATCTACATTATCAAATCCCTCATCTGCAAATTTTTCAATATTTAAATTTGCAACTGCGCCACCAGTTGGTCTAGTAGCGACTTCTTTTTTGTCGTTTAACTTCATAGTTTACCTCGTTATTATTTGTTCGTTATTTTTGTTTTATTAGCAATATATACCCCAAACATATCAAATGGAA